GCCGGAGCGGCGGCGGCTGGTGCCGCCGCCGTGGGAACCATAGGGGTGGCCGCGGTAAAGGCCGCGTCGGATTATGAAGCCCAGCTGGCCAATGTCGCAACCCTGCTGACAGGAACAGAGGCAGAGGTGGCGGCACGCACTTCGGAAATCGGGAGCCAGATCATGGAGGTATCGAACCGGACGGGCGTAGCCACGGCAGATCTGACCGACGGCATGTATCAGGTGGTATCCGCATTTGGTGACAGCGCGGACGCGGCCAGTATACTGGAAACCGCCGCAAAATCGGCGGCGGCAGGAAACGCCACCACAACGGACAGTATCAATCTGCTGTCCGCAGTCACAAAGGGCTACGGCGATACATCGGCGGAGGCCGTGCAAAAGGCGGCGGATCTATCCTTTGCCACGGTTCGACTGGGACAAACCACTTTCCCGGAGCTGGCGGCGGCCATGGGGAAAGTGATACCGCTGGCCAGCACATTGGGCGTGGAACAGGAACAGCTTTTCGGCGCCATGGCCACCCTGACAGGCGTAACCGGATCCACCGCGGAAGTAGTGACCCAGCTAAAGGCTACTATGCAGGGCTTCCTATCGCCGTCCAAGAACATGAGCGCGGCCCTGCAAAGCATGGGCTATGAAAGCGGGCAAGCCCTGCTGGAGAGCGAGGGCCTGCAAGGGGCGCTGGAGGCCCTAAAAAAATCCGTGGGCGGGAACGAACTGGCGTTTGCCGGGCTGTTCTCCTCCGTAGAGGCGCAAACCGCCGTGCTGGCCATGGCGGGAACCCAGGCGGAAAACCTGACCAGCAAGACAGCAGAAATGTACGAGGCCACGGGCGCGGCAAACACCGCCTTTGAGCGGCAAACCGACACGCTGGCCTATGACATTCAGATGATCAAAAACCTGGGCGCAAACTTTTTGACGGAGCTGGGCACCAATATCCTGCCGTATGTCAGAGAGCTGGCAGAGGCGGCCCTGCCCGTCGTGCAAGAAGCCCTAGGCAGGATCGGGGACTACATGACAGGGGTCATCCTACCGGCAGCAGAAACGGCGGTAAAATGGGTTTCCGAAAACAAGGATCTGATCCTGGCGCTGGCCGCCGGCATATTGACAGCGGTGGCCGCTTATAAGGCGTATAAGCTGGCGGTGACTGCATACAACGCCGTTATGGGTGTCTACAAGGTAGTAACCGAAGCCAGCGCAACGGGCACCTTTACCCTGGCGGGAGCCATGACCGCGCTTAATCTGCCTGTCCTAGCCGTTGTGGCGGCCATCGCCGCGGTAGTGGCTATCGGCGTCCTGCTGTACAAGAATTGGGACGCCGTGATAGCGAAGGCCGCAGAACTAGGCGCTCAAATTGCACAAGTGTTCGGGAATATTAAAAATTGGGTCACAACTACCATTTCCAATCTGGTGGCCGCGTTCCAGGCCAACTTCCCAATGCTGTCCGCCTTTATCACAGGATGGTGGCAAAGCATACAGGCGGCCGTTGAAAATGTAAAGGACATTTTCACAAATATCATTGAATTTGTAAAAAATGTTTTTACAGGAAACTGGGAAGGCGCCTGGGATAATATCGTAAACATCTTCGGAAACCTGTTCGGCATGATCGTGAACCTGGCAAAAGCGCCTATCAACGGGGTTATTTCGGCCATCAACTGGGTGCTGGAGAAGATCAACAGCATTTCGGTGACCATCCCGGATTGGGTGCCGCTGGTAGGCGGGCAAACCCTGGGCTTTAATATCCCGACCATTCCGGCCCTGGCCGCCGGCGGCATTGCCACGGCCCCCACACTGGCCATGATCGGTGAGGGCGGAGAACCGGAGGCTGTCATGCCGCTGTCCAAGCTGGCGGCCCTGCTGGACGAATGGAACAAGCCAAAGCCCCAGGGCGGCGGGGACCCGGAGGACGGCGACGGGAACCGGATCGTGTGGTCCCCTGTGTTCCATTTCTACGGCAACACCACCAAGGAGGAGGCTGTGGAAGCCGCCCGCATGAGCTTTGCGGAGTTCAAAAAGATGTACAAGCAGATGAAAGCCGAGGAGCGGCGCAAAAAGTTTGCACCGGCGTAAGGAGGCCTGCACATGGCAAAAACCTACACCACCCAACAGGGGGACGCCTGGGACGCTATCGCGCACAAGGTATATGGGAGCGAAACCTATACCGGCTGGCTTATGCAGAACAACCTTCCCCTACTGGATATTTTCGTATTTGAGGCGGGGACGGTGCTTCAAACACCGGACCCGCCGAAGGATGACAAGGCGGAAAACCTGCCGATCTGGAGGACGCCATGAGAACACGCAGCGCGGCGGTGGAGCTGACCTGGAACGGCGCGGCAGTCAAAAGCAAAATGCTGGGCCAAACCACGGAGATCACATACACGGATCCCGCAAGCGGAGAGGCGGACAGCCTGGACATTTCGATCCATGACCGGGACCGCCAATGGACGGTGGCGTGGCTGCCCCTGGAGGGTGACACGCTGGAGGCCGCCATAAAACTTTCCAACTGGGAGCGGGAGGACGATAACCGCGCCCTCCCCTGCGGGTTTTTCATCCTGGACAACTTCGATTTTGCAGGGTGGCCGATCACGGGGACTATTTCCGCCGTGTCCGTTCCGGCGGACGGAGCCTTTCGGGAAACCGAGCGGACAAAGACCTGGGAGAAAGTCACGGTCCAGGAGATCGGAAAAGAGATAGCCAGCCGGGCCGGAATTGCCCTGGCCTGGGATGTGGAGGGGACGCCGTTCACGATCCAATCCATTGAGCAGTCAAGCCAGACGGATTGTGATTTTTACATGCAGGTGTGCGAAAGTTACGGCTACGCTATGAAAGTGTATGCCCAAAAAATCGTGGTATTTGACCGGGAGGCATACAAGAAAAAGGACCCTGTGCTAACGATACGGGAAAGCGACATTGAGAGCTGGAGCTGGAAAAAGACCCTGGCCGGAACCTACACAGGCGGGGAATACACCTACACGGACCCGATCACCGAGGCGGAGATCAAGGCCACGGTGGGGACGGGCACCAGGATCCTGAAACAATCCGGCAAGGCCGACAACCTGGCGGACGCAGAAAGAAAGATCCAGGCGGCGGTGGACAGCGCCAACCACGGCCACACCACCCTTTCCCTGACCATTACCGGAAATGCCACCCTGGTGGCCTCCCAATGCGTCACCGTGGTGGGCCTGGGGCGCCTTTCCGGCAAGTATTACATCGACAGTATTACACACCATGTCGGGAACGGCTACACCATGGACCTGGAGCTGTCCCTGGTGGAAGCCATGACAGAGGAAGTGATCAAGGACGCCACCGAGCGGCTGGCCGCCGTGGGTGTCATGGCCTCCCCGGAGTATTGGGTGGCCCATTACAAAGACGTGAAGAACCTGGACGGCCTAATCCTGAACATGGCCACAAGGATCAAAGTCAACCTGGGCGGGACAAGTATCACGACGGTGGACGCGGCGCTGGATGTGCTGACCAAAACCGGGGTGATCAACTCCCCGGACTACTGGGCCACCGCCTACACCTCCCTGGCGTGGCTGGACACCCTGCTGCTCAAGGCGGCCAACGCCCTGACGGCGGACTGAGGAGGACGATATGGCAAATGAAATTTTCAGGGTGGGCAAGGTTTCATCCATTGACTACGCCGCCGGCCTGGTGCGGGTGGTCTACCCCGACAAGGACAACAGCGTGACCGCCCCCCTGCCCATGCTCTGCACAGAGTACAACATGCCAAAGGTGGGGGATCCCGTCATGGTGCTGCACCTATCCAACGGGACCGAGGCAGGGCTGGTCCTGGGCCGGTATTGGTCCGGCAATCACAAACCCCCGGAGGGCGCGGAGGGCCTGTTCCGCAAGGACCTGGGCCGGACGCCGGGGGAGGCCGTGATCCGGTATGACGGAAGCACCCTGACCATCCAATGCGCCGGGGCCATCCACATTGAGGCCGGCGGAGCGGTGACCATCAACGGCGCCACCATCGACCTGAACTAAAGGAGGCGGGAGCCATGCCGCAGGCGGCAAGAATAACCGACGCGGTGGCGGGAACCACCGCCGGGGAACACACGGGGCATGTACCGACCCACTCCCCGGAACCGTTCAGCGGGGAGATCTCCGGGGCGTGTTCGGGGACGGTGCGGATCAACGGCCTGTCCGCCGCTACGGTGGGGAGCATTACCACCGAGCGGGACGGGTGCTGTGGATCCAGCCAGGGCGCCGTGGGCGCTGGGAGCGGGACGGTGCGGATCAACGGGAAACCGGCGGCCCGCATGGGCGACACCCTGGCCGCGCACAGCGGGAGCGGGACCGTGACGGGCGGAAGCCCTGATGTGAAGATAGGAGGATAAGCTGTGACCATTGGAACGCTGGGGCGGAAAATCGTCTTTGAGGTGAGCGACGAAACCGCCCTGATCCTCCAGGAAATGACCAGGGAAACCTCCGGGCGCTGGGCCATCCATGAAGCCATGGGAGCAAAGCCAAAGGCGGAGTTTTTAGGCCCTGGCCTCCAGACTGTAAACCTGACCATATACCTGTCCGCCGGCCTGGGGGTGCGCCCCCGGTCCGTGCTGGAGGCGGTGGAGGGCATGGTGGAAGCAGGGACGGCGGAATATTTGGTCATCGGCAACAGGCCGGTGGGGAAAAATCCGTTTCGGCTGACCGGATCAAGCGAAACCTGGTCCACCATATTCAGCCGCGGGGAGCTGGTCAAGGCCGCCCTGTCCATCACGCTGGAGGAATACGCATGAATATTTCACCTTTTGATTTTCAACTGCAATTCACTTTTGCCAATGACGCTATGGCGGAGCTGGACCGCAAGCTGGCCCTGCTGTACTCCACCAGAGAGGGCACCATGCCGCTGGATCGGGAATTTGGGATCAATATGGATTTTGTGGACATGCCGCCGGAGGTAGCCAAGAGCCTTTACACGGCGGAGATCACCAAAAAGACGGCCCAATTTATCCCGGAGGTGCGGGTGCAGTCCGTCCAATGGACCCATGGCGGCGAGGGCGTATTTTATCCCAAGGTGGTGATCACAAGTGCCTGACATGTCAGCAATCGAGAACACACCGGAAATCAGCTTTATTGACAATAAGACGGTGGAGGATGTGCGGGGCGAAATGGTGGCCGATTATGAGGACTATATGACGCAGGCCCAGGGCGTGGCCGTGTCCCTGGACCGGGCCAGCGTCCACCGCATGATCCTGTACGCCGCGGCGGCGCAGATCTACCAGGCCATGCAGTACATTGACCGGCAGGGCAAGCAAAGCCTATTGAAATACAGCTATTCCGACTACCTGGACAACCTGGCGCTTTTTAAGGGCGTCACCAGAAGTCCGGCCACGGCGGCAACCTGTACCCTGCGCTTTACCCTGGCGGCGGAGCGGGAAACGGCAACAGCCATCCCCCAGGGCACCAGGGTGGCGTCCTCCGGGTCCGTGTACTTTGCCACGGACGAATACGCAGAGATCCCGCCGGGCAGCACCGCGGTGGAGGTGGCGGCCACCTGCACCGAAACCGGAAGCGCCGGCAACGGCCTGACCGCCGGGGAGCTGTCCACCATGGTGGATCCTGTCCCCTATGTGGCCAGCGTGGCCAACACCGCAACCACGGAGGGCGGGGCGGAGATCGAGAGTGACGCAGACCTGGCGGAGCGGGTTTTTCTGGCCCCCGGCGCCTATTCCACGGCGGGACCAGAGGACAGCTACCTATACCACGCCAAGGCGTACAGCCCGGCCATTGGGGATGTGGTGGCCACCAGCGACCAGGAGGCCGGCACGGTGGATATTGTTTTCATCATGGCCGACGGAGCAAAGCCTGGGCCGGAAATGATCAACGGGCTAAAGGGCTATCTGCAAGACAAGACGATCCGGCCCATGACGGATCTGGTCAATGTATCGGCCCCGGAGGAGGTCCCCTATACCATCGGCCTGACCTATTACATCAACCGGAGCGACAGCGCCAAGGCCGTGACCATCCAGGCGGCGGTGGCCCAGGCGGTGGCGGATTATCAGACCTGGCAGCGGGCCATTGGACGGGACATAAACCCCTCCAAGCTGGTGGCCATGGTCATGGAGGCCGGGGCCAAGCGGGTGACCGTGACGGCCCCCACATACACCGCCGTGGCGGCCACCAAGGTGTCCGCCCTCCAGGGGGAGGCCACCGTGACCTATGGAGGGCTGGAGGATGATTAAACTTTCCGGGAGCCGCTTTACCGACATCATGCCGGAGAACCTGGCCAGCCAGGCGGAGGTCCAGGCGATTGCCTACGCGGTGGGGCGGCAGGTGGAAAAGCTGTGTGCCTATTCCGATGCCGCCCGGACCTATGCGGCCATTGCCACCATGCCGGAGTGGCTGCTGGATTATATGGCCGTGGAGCTGCGCACCCCGTCCTATGATGAAAATTATTCGATCAAGACCAAGCGGGCGCTGATTGAGGGATCCCTGTTGTTTTACACGCAGATGGGCACCCCGGCGGCGGTCAACCGGATCATTGAAACCATCTTTGAAACTGGGTATATCGAGGAGTGGTACGAGTACGACGGCGATCCGCACCATTTCCGGGCCTATGTGGGGGACGGCGGCGAGGTAGGGCCGGGAGAGCTGGAGGAGTTCCGGCGGGTCCTGGCCTCCGTCAAGCGCCTTTCCTCCTGGCTGGATGATATTATCACCATTTCGCAGATGGATCCGGCGGCCCTGACCATCACGGGCGCCATGGGGCGGGGCTATATGTCCACCGCCCTGCCGGCGGCGCCCATGGACTACGGCATGGAGGCCCCGATCCGAGCGGGCGGGGTTTTCGGGACTATCACACAGACCGCCATACCGGCGGCGGAGTAAGAGGAGGCAACCATGTTTTACGGATTTGTCATTACAGAGGCCGGCAACAATCTGCTGGCCAAAATGGTGGCCGGTGATAAGCTGACCATTACAAAGGTGGTCATGGACAAGGGCACGGCGGAGAGCGCGGAGGCCGCCCGGAAGCTGACCGCCCCCATTGACCCAGGCCCCAACGGCACCAGCACCGTGCCAACGGTGGAGGGCGCCGCTGTCAACATGCTGGTGGAGTACCGCAGCGACCTGAACGGCGGATTACAGGAGGGTTTCTGGATCGGCGGCTTTGCCGTGTTCGGCAAGGTAGAGAACGGGACCGAAACCATGATCTATTATGGGTCCCTGGGGGAGCAAAAGCAGTATGTGAGCGCCTATGTGGAGGGAACCGCCCCGGATGTGCGCCGCTACCCCGTTTCCATCACCGTGACCGCCGGCGTGGAGGTGGAAGTGTCCTACCCCGCGGAGGCGTGGATGACCGCCGAGGATGTGGCGGAATACTTCAACGGGACCCTAAAGCCGGATCTGGAGGCCGGGCTGGATGACCTGATCGACAAACACAACAAGGATCCCAACGCCCACAACGGCGCCCTGAAAGACAAGCAGGACACCATCAAGGTGGAGGGACTGCTGAAAGGGACCAAGACCACCACCGAGGAGGGCGAAAAATACAGCGTGGGAGCGGCCACACCGGGCACCGATTATCAGCAGCCCACCAACAAGCTGACGGCAGCGGAGGAAATGTCCACGCAGGACTTTATCCCATTCTACGACCACGCCAGCGGCCAGCACATGCGGGCCACCCTCCAGAGCTTGAAAGAGGCCATAGGCGTACAAAGCCCCACCATCAAGGTGACCACCTGCACGGGCGCCACTGTGACCTGTTCAGACGGAGAAACCACCCTGGAGGGAACGGGATCCACGGAATTTGAATTGCCCAATGTGGGAAACTGGACCGTGACGGCCACCCTGAACGAACAGACTGCCACCCAGGTGGTGGAGGTCAACGGCACCCTGCTGTACGAGGTGGATCTGATGATCACCGAGGGGATCGCAGTCACCACCCAGCCCAATAAAAAGAGCTATTACATCGGAGAAGCATTTGACCCGGCGGGAATGGTGGTAACTGCCACCTTTGCGGATGACACCACCGAAAATGTGACGGACGATTGCACATTCTCCCCTGCCACCATCTCCAAGGACACCACGGCCATCACGGTGAGCTATCAGCGGGGCGGGATCAAAAAGACCGCCAGCGTGGCGGTGACGGTGCGGGTGCTGGCCAGCATTGAGATCTCCAACCCGCCCACAAAAACCGCCTACAAGTACGGGGAAGTGTTCAGCCCGGCGGGTATGGCCGTCACGGCCCGCTATACGGACGGCCAGAGCCGTGCGGCGACTGGGTACACCTATTCCCCCACTGGCGCCCTGAAATTGAGTGATACCACCATCACCGTTTCTTACACGGAGGGGGATGTGACCAAGACCACCACCCAGGCCATCACGGTGGCCAAGGTGCTGGACCGGATCGCAGTCACCACGCCTCCCAACCGCACCAGCTATTTTTCCGGTGAGCAGTTCAGCACCGCCGGCATGGTGGTGACCGCCTACTACACCGACGGGAGCAGCGGCGCGGTGACCGGGTACACCTATTCCCCCACCGGCGCCCTGGCCGCGGGAAATACCACCATCACGGTTTCCTACACGGAGGGGGATGTGACCAAGACCACCACCCAGGCCATCAAGGTGACCACCGTCAACACCACGCTGGACTCCAACAGCTGGGCCACAATCAAGGCGGTTTCGGACGCTGGGAAGGGAGATAATTACTGGGATGTGGGCGATACAAGGAATATTGTTATCAACGGGAACGTGGGGGAATCCGTTTATAAGAACATAACCATTGCAGCCTTTATCATTGGATTCAACCACAACAGCATTATTGAAGGAAACAATAAAATTCATTTCCAGATTGGAAAGATCTCGAACAAACTGATTGGACTGTGTGACGGACGTTACGGGAGCAGCGTGAGCGGATCCGGGTATTTCTCCATGAACACATATCGCACAAATGCCGGCGGATGGAATGACAGCTACATGCGGAAAACTCTGCTGGGCAACAGCGGCACGCCGTCCAGCCCGCCGTCCAACTCCCTGCTGGCGGCCATCTCAGCCGACCTGCGGGCGGTGATGAAGGATGTCAGAAAGTTTACTGACAATACTGGTGGAGGGGCCGACCATGTCAGTTATGTGACGGGCACCACAGATTATCTCTTTCTGCTGGCAGAGTTTGAATACCACGGCAGCCGGACCTACGCCAACAGCGCGGAGAAAAACTATCAAAAGCAGTATGACTATTACAAGGCGGGGAACAGCAAGGTACACAACCGATTTGAAAACCCGGAATCGGCTGTCCTTGCGTGGACCCGTTCCGCCTGTGCCGGATACGGCGATTATTTCTGCCTTGTCAACACGGACGGCACGCCCTCCACCGGCTACGCGGACTGTTCCTGGGCGCTGGCCCCCGGCTTTGCCGTCTAATCGCCGCAGCATATCCGGCCTCAATCCCGTCCCGCGGAAGCGGGCGGGATAAAGCCGCGGGCGTTTTTGCGAAAACGCCAAAACCGGGCTGACGCCCGGCGCGGCTTCAAAGGGGGACTAGTCCCCCTTTGAGGAACCCCCTGCCCTGCGGGGCGGACGAAAGGATGTTTCCCATGTCAGTCTTAAAAGAGAAGCGCACCACCAGCAAGGCGGAATATGTGAACACCGCCAACCAGATCTATGTGAAAACCGTAGATTTTCTTTCGCGGCTGTCCGCCCGATATTCCCGGCTGATCGCGGCAGACACCGCCCGCCTGGCCGGCCAGGCCATGGACCACGCTGAGCAGGCAAACAAAATCTTTCCGTCCGACGGGCAAAGGAAGGAGCTGCGGAAAGCGCACCACCTGGAGGCCCTGGCCGCCCTGTCTGCCCTGGATGTGCGCCTGACCCACTGTTATGAAATCCTGTACTGCAACCCGCAGGGCGCTTTTACAGACAGCAAGGGCAAGAGCGTGCCGCCCAAGGAGGCCGCGGAGCGGCTGGACCGCATGGCCCAAGAGCTGGGAGAGCTGATCGACCAGGAGGAAACCCTGCTGCGGAACATCATGGAGAGCGACAAGAAACGATAATAGGTCATAACCGGGTGTATTTCTGAACAAGTGCCGTGCGGCAGGGCGACACTCCGGCGGCTGTCAATGCGTGGACCCGTTCCGCCTATGCCGGAAACAACGATAATTTCTGCCTTGTCAACACGGACGGCACGCCCAACAACAACAACGCGGACAATTCAAGGGCGCTGGCCCCCGGATTTTATAGAATGGGTTGAAAGCGGACGCCAGGAGCGTCCCGAACCCGTATAAAAGGAGAAATACTGCCCTGGGTGTAAATCCCTAAAACTGCCCACTGACGGCCTTACACGGACGCTGCTTGCATGGCGGGGTATTGCGCTATCCCCGTTTCATGTGTCGGGCCAAAGTAGTTTTCCCCGCAAAGGGGACGCCGCGGCCACAAAGCGGCAGAGCCGCCGGCGGCCGCGCAGAGAACGCGCACCAACAAGACAACTATGCGGAGGGCGAATAAAAATATTATGACCAGCGAGGAGCGCCGGGAGGCGCGATACCGACGCCGCCAAGCGCGGCGGAGAAGAAACAGACAGGCCCGTAGCGACAGCCTGGGAGGACTGGCGGGTGTTTTCAGCTATCGAAACATGTTCAAATACGGGAAAAAGTGCGGCAACGGCGTGCGCTGGAAAGGATCCACACACAACTTTGAGCTGCACCTGTTTTCCGGCACGGCCAAGCGCCGGCGCAAGATTCTGGATCGGAAATGGAGGCCGGGAAAAACGATCCGTTTTCCTCTGCGGGAGCGGGGAAAGTTTCGGATCATCGACGCCCCGCACATCACGGACCGCCAGATCCACAAGGTTTTCACCAGGGAGGTGCTGGCACCGCTCTACTGCCCCAGCACGATCTACGACAACGGAGCCAGCCAGAAGGGAAAGGGCCTGCACTTCCATTACCAGAGGTTAAAGGAACAACTGCGCTGGCATTACCGGCGGCACGGGCGGCGGGGCGCCATCATGCTAGCGGATTTTCACCACTTTTTCCCGGCCGCCCCACATGCGCTGCTGTACGAGCGACACCGGCGCCTGATCCTGGACCCGGACCTGCGGGCGCTGGCGGATCTGATGGTGGCCACGGTGCCGGGAGAGGTGGGCATGTACCTGGGCGTGGAGCCGAGCCAGCAGGAAATGGTGGCCTTGCCATCCTATCTGGACAACTGGATGAAATGCCAGCTATCCCTCCACGGCATGGGCCACTATATGGATGATTACAACGCGATCCTGGAGAGTGTGGAGCGGGCGGAGGAGGTCCTGGAGGCCATGATCTTCCGGGCGGAGGAAAAGGGGCTGACGATCAACCGGAACAAATGCCATGTGATCAGCCTGGACAAGCCTTTCCGTTTCTGCAAAGCCAAGTTTCAGATTTTGCCCAGTGGGCGGATCATCACACACGGGTGCAGGGACGGCATGAAGCGTGCGCGGCGGAAAATGCGATATTTCCGCCAGCAGGTGGACGCCGGGGAAAAGACCGTGGAGCAGGTGGCGGAGTGGCTAAAAGGCCCAATCGCCTACTATGAGCAATTCAACGACCATGGGCGGGTGCTGAAACTGCGCCGCCTGTATTATGCCCTGTTTATCAAGGGCAGGAAAACCGAGGAGGAAAAAGCATGTATCGGATTGTAAAAGACGGGGCCGAGCTGGCGCTGATTGAGGCCCCCAGCTATGTGCGGCAGGCCGGAAACGGGTGCTTTGTGCTGTGCCAGGAGGCGGAGGCCGCAGGGATTGCCCATAACGGGACCGTGTACCACCTACTGGGCCGGGAGGCCCTGGAGGGCGCGGAGAGCGTGATCCTGGAGAAAACGGACGCCGGGGATCTGGTGAAACGGATCCAGGACACGGCCAAGGATGTGGACGCCATGAACGTGGACCAGGAACTGCGGCTGACGCTGCTGGAAATGGGGATTTCAAGCACCGACGCGCAAGCGTTTTAACATAAGAGGAGGTGAAAAAAGATGCTGTATCGGACCCTTAAACGCATGATCGAGAGAGGCCAGACCGAGGGGCTGGAAAGCAAGATGGACATTTTCTTCGCTGCCAGCAAACTGACCGAGGAGGAGTACACCGAACTGCTGGGTATGCTGCCCGGTAGTAAGGAGTAAGGAACAATGGAAAAGGGAAAGCCCACGGGGTGAGGCACGGTGCTGCTGAAACGCGGGCTTTCCCTGTATCCATAAACGGAGGCAGACCGTGAGTAAGTACATAACAAAAAAGAGGATGAAAGAGGCGGGGATTGCAGGCCATGTAAATATCCCGTATGGGACAGAGGTGGAGGAGGTAGACGGCCTGATCATATATAAGGGCGCGGCCGTGTGCGCTATCACAAGCAGAAATGCCCACCTGCATTTCGCCAAGAACGACGACGGGAAGGGGCTGGAACGCGGCGCCCTGACGCTGGCCATCACATTCAGGCTGGAGAAACGGGACGCGGGGTATCAAGGCCGCTGGGATCTGGTGTGGGAGGATCCCGTGTGCCAGAAGTACCGACGCCCGGAGCATGAGGACTTTTTCCTGTGGGGACATGCGTTCTACGAGGCCCCGGTGGAGGATCTGCGGCACATTGCCGCCCTGATCGGAGCGAGGGGGTGACGGCCATGGACAACACAAAGCTAGTGGCGGAGCTGTGCGACATCATCGACCGGATGAATGTGATTTTACAGGCCCAGGCCATGGAGCTGGCGCAGCTCCATGCGCTCCACCATGAGGAGGAGATCGCGGCGGTTCGCCGGGACTACGCCCAGGCCATTGGGGAGGTGTCCACATGACGGCGGCGGAAATCCTGGCCGGCGGCGGGATCGTTCTGGCGGCTATGACGCTGATCCAGATAGCGCCCATCAAGCTGGATCCATGGTCCGCCATTGCGCGGGCCGTGGGGCGGGCCATCAACAAGGATGTGATCGACAAGCTGGACGAAACCCGCGAGATCCTGGACACACACATAAAAATGGATGGAGCAAGGACGGCGGACGCGCACCGGGCCAGGATCCTGCAATTCAACAATGAGCTGCTGCGGGACATTCCGCACACACAAGAGGAATTTGTGGAGATCCTGGCGGAAATCGACCAGTACGAAAAATACTGCAAAGCAAACCCGGATTACCAGAACAACCGGACCACCCATGCGGTGGCGAATATCAGCCGGGTATATGATGACCGACTGATCAAGCACGATTTTTTGAGGGAGGACGAACCATGAAAACCATGTTTCTGGCCATTGCCTCCATGACACTGGGGACCGTGCTGGGCTTCCTGGTGTGCGGAGCTACGGCGCGGCGCCTGCACCGAAACACACACGGCCAGAGAACGGCGCTAAAGGCAAGGGACGACCCCAAGAAAATGGGCGTCATGGACAAGGTGCTGGTGCTGGAGGGCGTGATCCTGGTGGCCTATACTGTGGCCGCACTGGCCGTGTTCTGGCATACCGGCGGGGAGCCATCCACCCTGACGGCCTGCGTGTTCGGCGTGTGCGGCCTGGAAAACGGTGTCATGGGATGGATCAAGACCAACAAGGACAAGGCGGCAGAGGCCGCCAGAACGAGCGGGAGCGGATACCGGCCCGCCCCGGAGGAACCGCCCACGGACCGGACAGAGCCGCCGGATGTGGGCATTTAAGGAGGCTTTACCAATGACAGAAAACCAACTGCGGCAGAAAGTGGCCGATATTATCAACACATGGGTGGGCGCTACCAAGGGGAGCGCCAAACACCTGGAGATCCTGGAGATATACAACAGCCACAAACCCCTGGCCCGCGGCTACAAAATGCAGGTGAAAGACGCATATTGTGCGGCCACGGTGAGCGCGGCGTACATAAAGGCCGGGATCGCAGAGTACACCGGGACCGAGTGCGGCGTGGAGAAGTTCGTGCAGATCGCAAAGGGCAAAGGCATTTGGGTGGAAAATGACGCCCATGTGTGTCATGTAGGCGGTGCCTGCGTGTATGACTGGGACGACACCGGAAAAGGAGACTGTACCGGAGCTGTGGATCATATCGGCATTGTGACCCAGGTAAACAGCACGGCGGGCACCTTTGTGGTGACAGAGGGCAACATGAGCGGTGGAAAGGTGGGCAAGCGGACCATGGCCATCAACGGGAAATACATCCGCGGGTTTATCTGCCCGGACTTTGCCGCTATTGCCAAGAAGCTGGGCGGGACCTCCGGGGGAACGGCCACGGCGGGCGGCCCTACCGTTTACACGGTGAAATCCGGGGACACCCTTTCCAAGATTGCCAGCACCTACGGAACCACCGTGGACACCCTGGCGGAGATTAACGCCATCCAAAACCGGAACCTGATCCGGGCGGGCCAGGTGCTTATGCTCCAGGACACCCCACAGGCCGCGGCCGACAAGCTGGAGGCCCTGGGGGTGATCAACTCCCCGGACTACTGGGCGGACGCA